TATGCAAGAGGTGGTATCGTTACTAATGTACCTAATGTAAAAGACGAACCAGACGAAATGATTAACAGGCAAACAGGATTACCATTTAACGCATCCTCAGAAGCAGTACAAGATTTGGAAGATAGAGAGCTTAAGTCTCAAATGAAAGGATTAGGATTATGAATATAGAAGAATGTAAACAACAAATTAAACGACACGAAGGCGAAGTGCTTTCAATATATGAAGATAGTTTAGGCTATAAAACTTTAGGAGTAGGGCATCTCTGCCAACCTGAAGACCCTGAATATACTTTAGAAGTTGGCACACCTATTGCACAGGATGTAGTAGACTTATATTATAGAAATGATTTTACAAAACATTATAAAGAAGCTATTCATATCTATGGTAGTGAAGATGAGTTTAACACATTACCAGAAACAATACAACATGTATTAGTTAATATGTGTTTTAACTTAGGAGGCACTAGACTTTCTAAGTTTAAAAATATGTTAAAGGCTTGTAAAGCTGGGGACTGGAATCAAATGGCTGTTGAAATGGAAGATAGCCGTTGGTTTAATCAAGTAGGTGGACGTAGTAGAGAATTACAAATGATGGTAATAGGAGTAGGTGAATGAAAAATTTATTAAAGAACATAGTAGGTGCAGTAGCTCCTACGTTAGGCACTGCTCTGGGCGGTCCTATGGGTGGTATGGCGGCGAATATGATAGCCGAAGTATTGGGAGTACCTAATACGCCTAAAGCTATTGAGAAGGCTATAGCAGAAGCTACACCAGAACAAATGCTAGAACTTAAAAAGGCTGAACAAGCTTTTGAAATCCAGTTAAAAGAGTTGGACGTAGATGTATTTAAATTAGAAACAGAAGACAAGCAAGATGCTCGTGGAAAGTTTTCAAAGGATTGGACAGCTAGGATAATGGGCATTACAGTTGTTGGAGGATTCATGGGATATATATTCCTTGTTACTTTACAACCGCCAGAACAAAACTCCGAAGCTCTTATTAACTTAGTACTAGGTTATCTCGGTGGACTAGCTAGTGCTGTTATCAGTTTCTACTTTGGAGCATCTCATACTCCTAAAGAATAATGTCTGAAGCAGTAACCTTTATAACGGAAGTCGGATTCCCTATTGCCGCCGCAATGGGTCTAGGCTGGTTCGTGTCAAAGTTAATTAATAGAATTATTGACGGCATGGAAACTAAACTAGATACGTTAGATGAAAAGGTTCAAACAAGTTTAGACACAATGGAAGAAAGAGTTGCAACAAAACTTGATAGTCAATATGGTATTATTGTATCGTTAATAGATAGAGTAAGGTCATTAGACAATCAATCTTTAAAACAAGACGTACTCCTTAAAACTTTACTCGGAGTACCTAATTTAATTGACACAGACGAAATAGCAAAAGCACAGAAAAAAGATAGGCGAAAAGATTAAGAATGTTAAAATTATGGACAGTATGGAAATATGCGTTAGGCTCATTTAATGATGAGGATACAGCACCTGTAGAAAATCAAATTACGATTATACGAACTATTATTCTTTTAATTAATCTTGCTTGTGCTTGCTTGATTATGACTAATATTTTAAAAGAATGGATAGGATAAAATGAAATTAAAACCCACATTTAGAAGCGGTAAGACAGAACGTAACTGTTGGTTCTGTATATTTTTTTGGTGTATGTTTGTAGTATTTTACTCAGGATATACACTAGCAGACGAAGTAGTATTTAAATTTAAAAGCCCAAGCTTTAATGGAAACAATACTAGCTCACACTATTTAACTATAGAAAACCAAGAGCATTCAAGGAAGCTTAGTCTTAAGGCAGAGTTAAAAGCTCTTCAAGATGAAATAGAAAGGGATAAAGAAAATACAACTCTTGCTAGGTTTGTACGTAACTTAGAATCTAGAATATATGCACAACTATCTAGACAGTTAGTTGAAAATTTATTTGGAGAAAATCCTAGCACAGAAGGGACTATAGAATTAGAAGGTAATACCATTACTTATTCAAGTGATGGTGTATATATAACATTAACGATAACGGATTCAAATGGAGAAACTACGACTATTACTTTGCCTATCGGTACTTTTACTTTCTAGTTGTGCAGTCTTTGAGGCTAATGACGATTTATTTTTAACGAAGAAAATACAACCCACCTCAACCCTAGATTTACAATCCACAGTATTAAAGAACCTACCTGCCGCTAAGAATAAACCTACCATAGCTGTATACCCTAATAGTTTTAAAGACTTGACAGGGCAACGAAGAAGCAACAGCACGTTTGCTTTGTTTAGTACAGCAGTTACTCAAGCCCCTGAAGCATTCCTTATCAGGGCTTTTAAGCATACGGCTAACGGTCAATTTTTCAGAGTAGTAGAACGTGTAGGTTTAGATGACCTAACAAAAGAAAGACAACTTATCAGAAGCACTCGTAAAGAGTTTGAAGAAGATAATAAACTAAAGCCTTTGTTATTTGCAGGGCTTTTAGTTCAAGGGGGCGTGATTAGCTATGAAGCTAATTTGCAATCTGGTGGTATCGGAGCAAGGTATCTTGGTATTGGCAACAGTAAATCCTATAGGGAAGATACTGTAACTATATCATTAAGACTAGTATCGGTATCAACTGGTGAAGTACTTACAGAAACTTTAGTATCTAAAAGTATTTTATCCACAAGTATTTCTCAAGACATATTTCGTTTTATTGAAACTGGCACTGAGCTAGTGGAGATAGAGGGTGGTGTGGCTGAGAATGAGAGTATCTCTATAGCTTTGCAAAAGGCAATAGAGACTGGGGTTTTAAATATAATACATATAGGAATAGATAGAGGCTATTGGGAATATGAATAAAATAATAATAATAACTGCGTTAAGTATATTGTCAACATTAACTTATGCGGCAGACAACGAGATTTATGTAGAGCAAAGTGGAGCTACTGCTAATCTAGATTTAGAACAGTTGGGTTCAGCTAACTTGATAGGGGGATTACAATCTTCCGCAGGTTCAATGACACCACTAGACCTAGACGGTGGTACAATGACGCTTGATGTAAATCAAATAGGAGACACTAACAAATTTTTAGGAGACATTACTGCTGATAACTTTGTAGGTTTCTTTGAGTTTGATGGTGATACAAATAATTTTACTATACAAGTAGACCCTACTAATACATTTGGAGCTGATGGTTCTAATGTTAATGTAGATGTTACTGGTAGTACAAATACTTTTACACTTGATTTAGCTACAAGTTCTATGGCTAGTAACACAGATTTAGATTGGATTATTAACGGAGATGGTAACGTAATTAATGCTGATATAGATTATGATGGTGCAACAAACTACATGGATATTGATGGAGATTCAAACACTGTAAACTTTGATGGTCAAGGTTATGCAGGAGGTTACTTTTATCTCGACCAAACAGGTAGTAGTAGAACTTTTAATATAAATCAAATGAGTACAAATGATAATGACTGGCTTAAAATACTTAGCACTGGCTCTAGTGGTACTGTTTGTATCATCCAGAATGATGGCGGCAGTTCAGTCGGTTGCTAACGTAGGTAACATAACAGAATTACAAGGGTCGGGTAGGGTAGTAAGAGATAAAGATTATAAAGCTTCTTTATCTTTAGATATAAATAGTTATGATAATGTCCAAACTTCTAATGGAAGAATGGGTATTACTTTTTTAGATGACAGTCAAGTTAGATTAACTGAGCACTCTGAACTTATCATAGATGAGTTTATATATGACCCTGACCCATCCAAATCTAAGATGGCTCTAGAGTTTGCTAGTGGTACTGCAAGATTTATCACAGGAAAACTAGCAACTATAGACAAAGAAAATATATTTATAAAAACTCCAAGTGCTACGATAGCTATTCGTGGTACAGACTTTACTGTAACTGTAGATGAATTAGGTAGGAGTTTAGTAATATTATTACCAGACGATGACGGTCTTCCAAGTGGGGAGATTGTTGTTGCAACAGCTATGGGACAGGTAGTTCTTAACAAACCTTACCAAGCTACTACAGTTTCTATGTTTGAAACTAAACCAAGCAACCCTGTTATCCTTGACTTAACACTTGAGTTAATTGATAACATGTTAATTGTAAACGCACCAAGAGAAGTGAAGCAAGATGAAGGACAAAATGGAAGTAGTAACACTAATGTTCTTGATGTTGACTTCCTTGAGTTTGATGATTTAGAAATAGACTATTTAGCTGAAGACGATTTAGAGTTTACAGAATTAGATGTCAATTATCTTGACGTAAACTTTCTTGAAGACTTGTTAGATATTATAGAAGATGTAAACGAGCTAGACCAAACAGAATCTTTACTACGAACAGATATAAATTTAAAGGGTACTCAGTTGGGATTTGATTCTAACACACAAATAAATACTTTCTTGACAGATAATGTTCTAACTTTCTATAAAGTTTTAGAAGATACTGTTCGTTTAGATTTAGATAGAGATGGAGGGTACACAGTACTCTTAGTACAAAATGGAAAGGGAACTCAGCTTGTAATAAATGGAGGAGGAAATTCTAGTATCACTATAAACCAAGGAGATTAAATGGGCTATAAAAGATTTATAAGATATAAGTATGGTTATCCTCTGTCTAGGATAGGTACTTTACTAGATATAACAGTATGAAGTGGGCACTTACTTTACTGGGTATACTTACCCTACCTTTACTATTTAACTCACAAGCCTTAGAAGTCTTAAGGCTTAAAACTTTTGATGCTGTTGTAGAAACTCCAAATGCTACAGGGCATTTTACCGTATTAAATATTACGGAACAAGACTTAGATAATCTCGGAGGCTACCCTCTACCACGCCAAGACTTAGCTAAGATTCATAAAGACATCATGGATGCAGGAGCTTATGGTGTTGGGTGGGTTATGTTGTTCCCACATGCAGATAGAATGGGTGGAGATGATGAGTTTGCTTTAGAGCTTTCTAAGTCTGCTAGTGTTATAGCTATGCCAGAAGTAGACAACGGTTTATACCCTGCTACTCACGGCACGGTTATCAAAGGACCAGACATAACTTTACCACAAGCTTCTGGTTTCTTATCGAATGTCGATATACTAAAACAATCTACGAGTCAAGGTGCTATCTCTGCACCAGTAGATGTTGATAATCTTGTAAGACAAATACCATTACTACAACAAACACCAACAGGATGGGTAGCTTCTTTTGGCACAGAAGTTTTAAAGATACTTGGGGGTGGTAATACTTATCAAATTGTAACCAATCAAAATGGTATTGACAAGATAAGAGTCAGAGGAATACCACCAGTAGATACAGATAGTCTTGGTCGTAAATGGATTAGCTGGGTAGACACACCACAAACCACACTAAAAGAAATGAATGTAGAAAGTACGTTTGTCTTTGTAGGTTTTACTGCTAAAGGAATCTCGCCTCAACTTGCAACACCTGTCGGGTTATTAGAACCTCACAAAATACAAGCGGCACTTTCAGAAAGTATGTTGCTTGACAGTCCTCAAATTCCAGAGTATAGATTACTTGCAGAACTATTCATATTAATCCTCTCAGGCTTACTCACAGCCCTCTCAATCAATTATCTAGGTGTCACTAAGGGGGTAGTATCCTTTCTAGTTTTATTGCCTCTAATGGGCTATTTTGAATACTACTTTGTTACCAATAATTTACTGATAGATTTTACATGGAGCATAATAAGTATGACACTTATTGCTACCCAACAATTCTATCTAAACTTTAGAACACAATACAAACTTAGACAACAAATTAAGAAACAGTTTGAACATTACCTTGACCCACGACAGGTTAAACAATTACAAGATGACCCCAGTTCACTGAAGTTAGGAGGAGATAGACGAAGATGTACCTTCCTCTTTACAGATGTCAGAGGTTTTACAAGTCTATCAGAAAGATTAGAGCCAGAAGAAGTCACAGAAATTATGAACAGAGCTTTGACTATTCAGGCTGATGCGGTCAAAAGAAATGGTGGTATGGTGGATAAATATATTGGAGATGCAATGATGGCAGTCTTTAATGCCCCAATAAACTTGGAAGACCATGAGAATAAAGCAATCCAAACAGCGTTAGAAATACACCAAGATATGGAAGAAGCCAAGCTAGGAATAGAGATAGGTATTGGCATAAATACAGGAGAGGCGGTAATAGGTAATATGGGAAGCGATACACGTTTTGATTACTCAGCTATAGGTGATGCAGTTAATTTGGCGGCAAGACTTGAAAGCTCTACCAAAGAAGTTGGTGAAGATATAGTTATTGGTGTGAATACAATAACAGGTTCGACTACCGAAGGTAAATTACTAGAGCCAATTTACGTCAAAGGTAAGTCAGAACCTATTATTATCTACACTATTTAGTCATCCATCTTTCTGGCGTTTAGGTTAGCTTCAATGTAGCTATGAACTTCATCTAATTTCTTTGTAGCTTCCCTGACTATAGTATGTAGTGTAGAGTATTCTTCCGTACTAAAATATTTTTTAAGCTCTGTTATATCTGTAGATAATCTTTCAGTAACTAAGTTACCTGTCCTATTATACAATAGTTTATATCCAAGCAACTCAGCCTCTTCCCTTTTCTTTTTCATTATTCTATTCCTGTAAAAGTTACAGAGTCCTGTCTTCCTCGTAGTCCTGCTTTCATGTAAGTAGTTGCTCGTCCTTCAAAGAAGTTTTGATGTTCAACACCCATGACCTCATCAATCCAAGTAAGTGGATTTTCTTTCTGGTCATAGTTAGTCTTCAATCCTAGTTGTAATAACCTACGGTCTGCAATGTATCTATTGTAAGCATACATATCTTCTTTAGTTAATCCTTTAAGGTCTCCCATCTCAAACACTAAGTCTAAGAACTTGTCTTCTAGTTCTACCATGTCCCTACAAATTTGATAAAGTTCTCCTTTAAAATCATCTGTCCATATCTCAATGTTCTCTTGGATAAACTCACGGAATAGTTTGGTCATAGCTTCAACATGCATAGACTCATCACGAATAGAGTAAGTAACAATCTGCCCCATACCCTTCATCTTACCAAAGCGTGGGAAGTTTAACAAGATAGCAAAGCTACTGAACAACTGTAGTCCTTCTGTGAAAGCAGAGTAGACAGCCAGTGTTTTAGCAATGGTACGCTTATCAGACTTAAGAGGTTTGAAGTGTCCGACATAATCATGTTTGTCTGCCATCTCCTCATACTCAGAGAAAGCTTTGTATTCTATTTCAGGCATACCTACTGTATCAAGTAGTAAGCTGTAAGCATCTTGGTGAATAGATTCCATGTTAGCAAACGATGACATCATCATACGTGCTTCAGGTTTCTTAAAGATAGGCATATATTTATCAATGTATCCTGATGCTACGTCTACATCTGACTGTGTAAACAATCTAAATATTTGTGTAAGTAAATGTTTTTCTTCTGGCGTAATATCCTGCCAGTCTTTTACATCTGTATGCAACGGAACTGATTCAGGCATCCAATGCATTTGGTTTTGTAGTTTGTAATACTCATACATCCAAGGGTATTCAAACGGTTTATAATAGTCTCTAGTTGTTAATAAGCTCATGATTTTTCCTTAACCTTCACAGGCAATACATTCCACATCATCCAAACGAATGCGTGGGATTTTAGTGTTTACATTCTCTACGTTTCGTGCCGCATTAGTTCTAAAGTAATACAGCGATTTTAGTTTATTCATTCCATACCAGTGCACATCATTGACATACTGCATATACGTGTCGTGTATCTCTTGTGGCTCTGTACTCTTAGGCAGAGTAAAGAATAAATTAACCGATTGTGCTTGACAGATAAACTGTTGTCTTTGATATGCATGTTCTACAATCCAGATTTGATTTATCTCATTAGCAGTTTTAAATATTTCTTTTTCTTTGTCATCTAAAATATCTAAGTGTTGTACTGAACCTTCGTTAGCCGATATATCTTTCCAGATATTCTCTAGCTCTGTGGCTTTAATCCCCTTAGATTTAAAAACCTTTTCGAGATACTTGTTCTTAACTTGATAACTACCTGACAAAGTTTTATGAGTATAACAGTTAGCCCTGAAAGGCTCAATAGAAGGGGAAGTGCCACTACATATAATGCCACTACTAGCATTAGGAGCAATAGCCAATAGGTTAGTATTCCGCTTACCTGTACCGTGAACATCTGGAGCTTCTCCCCTATCCAAGGCAAGTTCTTTAGTAGCTTGCGTGGCTCTAGCTTTGATAAAGGTGAATGCTTTATGGTTAAAGCCAGTTGCGAATATACCCTCGAAAGGAATGTTCCTAGATTGGAGGTATGCATGGAAGCCCATTGCACCCAGTCCAATGCTACGTTCTCGATATGCTGAATACGCAGACTTAGTAAATCCTTCCTTTCCTTCTCTAATGTACTTTTGAAATCTTTTAAAATTTGCACTATAATCTCCCAGTTGTTCTGTGTCTACTGCGTTGTCAATATAATGTTGTAGTATATTGTCAAGCATGGTTACTAAATCTTGTATAAAGTTATCATCCTTTGACCACTCATCAAAGTGTTCAAGGTTTACAGATGACAAACAACATACGGCTGTTCGTTCTTCATTGGTAGGTAAAGTAATCTCAGAACAAAGATTGCTCTGTTGTATTTTTAATCCTAAATCTTTTTGTGGTTTGGGTAAGTGCTCATTACAAGTATCTATGTTGACCATGTAAGGCTCACCTGTCTCTGCTCTGGCATGAATAATCTGCCACCATAAATCTCTAGCGTTTACTATCTTAACAGCCGTGTTAGATTTAGGGTCAATCAATCTCCAGTCTTCATCATTCTCAACAGCTTTTAAGAATGCATTAGTAATGTTAATACCGTTGTGTAGATTAAGATTCTTTCTGTTGATGTCACCACCTGATTCTTTACGCATGTTAATAAACTCTTCAATCTCTGGATGACTGATGTCCATGTATGCGGCATAACTTCCTCGTCTTGTAGTGCCTTGATTAAAGGCTAACATCTGTGAGTCTACAACGTGGAGGAAAGGAATGCTTCCAGTAGAACGAGAGCCATGAGAAGTTGAAATACCATTGCTCCTAATATCGCCCCAATATCCACCGATGCCTCCACCACTACTTGCGAGCCATACGTTCTCATCATAGTGAGCAGATAAACCACCCCTGCTGTCAGGAACATAATTGAGAAAACAACTGATAGGAAGCCCACGGCTCGTACCTCCGTTACTAAGTATAGGAGTGCTGAACATGAACCAACGAGAGGAAGCGTAGTTATAAAGTCTTTGAGCCAGTTCAAAATTTGTTTCCCCTTTGTAGGTTGCTCCGTAGACGGAGGCTCTTGCGAATGCTTCTTGTGCATGTGTTTCTTTCTCCCAAAAATATCTATCCTTTAATGTGTCAAGACTAAACTTATCAAATGTTTTTTCTTTGTCGTAGTCTATCTCTATTCCTAGATAAGGTTTCTTTCCTATCTTATCATCTACCATTGTTTGAGTCCTTATCAGTTGTGTTTCGTTGTACATACAAAGCTATTATAGCATAGTGTATAATCTTAAGCAAGTCCATTTCAGATTTACCACTCTTTTTTCCATACCTCATTGCATACTTCATGATGTTCCCAATACAAAAACCTTCTCCGTGTCCTGCATCTAGTATCATATCAGTTGCTTGGTACTTACCGTTTGCATAGTGTTGGTCGTATGTTTGATTTACATATAGTATTATGTCCTTTATAATATCATCTTCTTTAAATTTATAGTTCATTGTTTTTCCATTCGTGAGGTAAACTTTCTTCGTTGTACCATCTAAAGTTATTAGTCTCAGCCCATTCAGCATGGGTGCGTTTAGTTCCATCTTTTCTTTTCTTTGCGGCTGGCATTGGTGCGAAAGGTTTTTGAAATAAGAATACTAATTCATAACCTTTTGGTAAAGCCTCCCTTATATGGATGTACTTACTGTACTCTGCAAAGTCCCAGAACCTACCCTTTGCCTCAAGTAAGATTGTCTTACCTTTTATTTTTTTAACAAAGTCAGGTTCATACTTATGTCTAATTATATAATCAATGTTATCCCAATGATGCTTCCACTTTTTTAAGATGGTGTCATGCAGTGTGGCTTCCCAGATACTATCGTATCCTTTAGGGACATTAACTTTTTTAGGTCGAGGTTTTCTCGGTACTCGTCTAGACATCAGTAATAGAGGAGTCGTAGTTTTTAACTAGCTTCCAGTACTCAAGTATAGAGTTGAACATGTTAAGATGTCTGTCATGTGTTTCATCATCCCATTGATGACAAGCAATTAAACTTGTATCTTTCCTATCTACAAAGATAGAAATTCTCTGTGGATTATCAACGCCACAACCTTGTGCATAAGCAGACAACTGCATACCGTGTTCATCGTATACTAATTTAGCAGGGTCTTTACCTTCTAAGTTATCTTTTGTTTTAAAGTCAACAAAGATACCAGACTTAGAATATAAATCTATCTTACCACCATACCCTATGTTAGCACAGAAAGAATCTTCAGCTATCCATTCTTCATTAGGGAAATGCTCATCAAGATATTTCTTGATAACTTCATATGGCTCACTGGTAAACGTACCTAAGAAACCATTCTCAATTAAGTTATGGATTTGCGTACCCCTTTCGGCGGCTTGCTTACCAATCTTCTTAGAGTCTTCTTTACAACGGTAAACAAAAGCCTCGAATGATTCGTCTTCGTTACGTTCTAAAGTAAGTGCAGAGTTTAAAGCCTGATTAATCTTCCAGTTTTCAAGGGAAGGTTTAGCAATCATACCAAGGATAGTAGTAACAGAAGGAACTAAGTTTAGTTTCTTAGCATCTCTAAGTGTAGTGTTCCTTTCTTTACCGTTAGCTCCGATGATGGTATACATGGGTTCACCATCTTGTGCATACCAATGACCAGACTCAGCCGTGAATTTATTATATGTATCTAATTTAGATTTGTCAATAGGTTCTTTACTTTTCTTTGTCATTTTCTGACTCCTTGAATGCTTTAATCACATCCGATGAAAATAATTTTTGTAGATTAACAAGAAACATTTTACTAGCTTTGTGGTCTCCACCTGCTACAGTCTTAAATGTATCCAGTTTATCTACGATTGTTCTTAGCACATCTGTTTTAAATACCAGTGTGCAGAACTCGTTGTCTCCTACACATAGATTATGAAACCAGTAGTCTGCTTCGGTAGCCTTGATACCTGACGGCTTACCCCAAGATTCATATTCAATACAAATGTTACCTGTCTTTTGCCACATGTCTTTCTCAGACTTTACTTCTATCTTCTTATCAGTTAGCATCTCTGCTATCTTCTCTTCTCTGACTGTGCCATAAGCCAAATCTATATCAAACTTCTTCCTGTTCTCTTTAGTGGGTTTCATACCAGTTCTCTCCTATATTGTATTCTCCTGTTAAAGGACAACGCATGTTATAATATTTACTTGCTTCTTCTATTGCTTCAACACCGAACACACCAACGCATTCGGCTTGTGATTCTTTTACTTCTATCTGCCACTCATCATGTATGTTAGCTACAAACCTAGCATCGAGAGCATTGAGGCTCATCTTTTCTTGTAGGATTGTCATAGCTTTCTTCATCACGATTGCACCACCACCTTGTAGTAAAGTATTTAATGCGGCATGTTGACTACGTACATATATCTTTCTACCATCAAGACCTTTCAAGAAGCCACGTTCAGATGCTTTCTGTACTCTGTCCTTAAGTATCTTGAGTGACGGTAAGTTTTTAAGGAAGGTAGCCTTGAGTTTCTTACCTTGCTTTGCACCACCACCTGATATCGAACCTATCTTGGCATCACCTGCCCCATACAAAAATGCATAGATGAATGTCTTCGATTCGTTACGAGTTTTAAGTCCTGCTAACTCTTGATTCCTGCTGTGTATATCTCCATGTATAACCTCATCAATATACTCTTGGTCATTCATATAATGAGCTAACACTCTCAACTCTAATCCACTTGCATCTATACCTACTAACTTATAACCATCAGGTACTGTCCAACATGAACGACATTCCTTACCATAAGGGCTACCAGAGTTTGGAATCTGTGCCATGTTAGGACTACGGTGTGTCATTCTAGATGTGATTGTACCATTAGGATTAACATACCCATGTACTCTATCACCCTTGAGTTCATCTATCCAAGATGTAACCTGTGCTATACGCTTCTGATAAAGCAAGTAGTCTGCAATAAGTTTAGCTTCTCGTATGTGTTCAATCTTTTTAAGTGTACCCTCATCAACAATGGGCTGACCTGTCGGAGTAAATCTTTCAGGCTTCCACCCAAAGTCAATGAGGTACTCACCTATTTGCTTACGGCTACCTAAGTTAAACTCAACTAACTTCTGTCTCATGAATGGTTTAACATTCTGTGTTTTAATACAGTTGTTATACTCATCATCTGTTAGTCCACGCTTTGATAGCTCACCATCTTTCCTGATGTAAGGTGTTACTATTTTCTCATCCATCATCTTAGGTTTGAATGTGTTGTGTACTTCTTCTTCTACTTCAAACTGTTTGTCCTTGAGTTCTGCAAGCAACTCCATAGCTTTCTTAGTATCAAAGAAGAAACCATTCTTCTCTTGCTGTCGCATAATCTTAGCGACCTTGTGCTCAAGACTGATTGAGTCTTCGCTAAACATCTTACCTTCTTTGAGTAAGTAATTGTATACAACTTCATTTAGCTTTACGTCTTGAACACAGTAGTCCAACATAGCAGGTGTATACTCATCAAAGGTTTCGGGTTGTTCTTGTTTAGCCATGCCAACACGCCACCCCCAAGTCTTCAAGCTATGTCCATTCTCACGAACAGGGTTAAATAATCTTGACATAACTAATGTATCTTCTAACTTGTGTGTTACTGTAGCACCATGTAGTTTTTCTATTACTGGTATATCATAACCTATAATGTTATGACCTATAAGTACTTCTGCATTCTCTAAGAATTTAATACCTTCTTCGATTTGCGTGTTGTCAAAAGTGTGTACTGCTCCACCCCACTCTTTAGCTACTATACAATGTATAACGGTAGGGTCTAAGCCATCAGCTTCAATGTCAAATATTATTTTAGAACTGTTCATTGTCGAATGTTTCCTCCTCAGATACTTCAAACAATCTACCAGTATCTGAATTATATCGGAGACCACAAGCCAATCCTGTGTCTCCAGTGTACCTAGATTTCAGTACACGAACCTTAGTGAGGTTAGCTTCTTCAGGGTTGCTTGCCTGTTGATTTCTCTCTAGTGCAATCACACAATCAGATAACTGTGCAATACCCTGTGAACCTTTAAGATGAGATAGGGATACTTCGATACCCTGCTCATGTCCTTTATCTCCTGCGGCTCTTCGTAAGTGTGATACCAATATCATACCTACACCTGTCTCTTCTACCAGAGACCTCAAGCGATTCATAAGCATGTCAATACCACGCCTCTCATCGCCTTCATGCAACACATTGACAAGCATATGTAAGTGGTCAACGATTACCCATTTACATTCACAGCCTACAATAATATATCTAAGCTTGGCAAAGATATCATCAATGTCGGTAGCACCTAAGTGTGAGTGAATGAATACTCTACCAGAAGGGATAGCCTTATCAAACAAACCCATAAGGTCATCGTCTGAATAATTCTTACGCTTCTCTGATAGATAGATTCTATCGTTAGCTTCGATGGATAAGATACCATCAGCAGTACGCAACCAGTTTTCTTCAAGGGCTACGATACCTACATTGTCATCTGTGTTTTTGATAAGCCAATGTTCTAACTCTCTAGTGACACTAGACTTACCAAGACCTGTGCCACCTGTAAGTGTGACCAGTTCTCCTTTACGCATACCATAGAGCTTCTTGTTTAGTCCGTCCCAAGGATATGCAATACTTTCTTTCTCTTCTCTATGTAGCCAGTCACCCTTTTGAGATGATAGCTCCATGATACCAGAAGGTGTGTATGTTTTAGAGTTCCACCATGCTTGGGTAAACTCTGTGAACTTCTTCTGCTTGAGCATTTCATTAGCATCTTTGAAGCCGTTAGGGAATGACATGATTCTAGTTTTGTTAGGCTTGAGTATTTTAGCTACAGCTTTTGCCGCTTCTTTACCTGCCTTATCATTGTCAAAGCATAGTACTACATTGTCAAAGGATTCGACAAACTCTATGCTTTCCCTAACATCTTTGACTGCTGATGATGCACCACGCTTAACGGATACCACTGCCCACTTACCTTGGAACAGTTCATCCACTGCCATAGCATCACACTCACCTTCAGTAATGGTTAGATACTTGCCACCTGTATTGCCATGTAGTTGTTCTCCGAACAAACCAGTGCCTTCAAATGTTCCATTGCAGGAAAAGTTTTTGTTCTCTACATATCGTGTCTTAGTACCCACCACCTCATTACCATTGAAGAATGGATAGATGTGTTGTACTACGTTATTGTTTCTGTCCTTGACAATCTTAACACCATATTTAGTTGCTGTCTTTTCAGAGATACCTCTGTCGGTTAGTGAACCATAAGCACCAGTATAAGATGTTAGGAATGTGTTGTCGGACTTGGGTTTTGTTTTCATATCAATCACTCTACCTGTAGCTTGACCTTCATAGTTTGTAAAAAAAGTATTACAACTAAAGCATTTTGCAGAGCCATTCTCATTGAGAGATACAGCGTCACTGCTTGAGCATTCAGGGCAGGGTAATTTATGTTTAATGAATTGGGTTCGTTCTTGTATCATTCTATCTCCAGTAGAAAAGTGAGGCGTTGTATTTGGATTGTGCCTTTAAGTCCCATCCAAGTAGTAGGACACCTCACGGTTAGTTATTCAGAATCAGTTTCAGTATCTTGTACCTCTTCTTCTTCTGTCTCAACAATCGCATCAGGGTTTTCTTTCAGCAAGCTTTCAAGATTACCTCGGTGCGTAGCACTAGTAAAGTTCAGTGCTTCTAGTAAGACTTCTAGTTGGGACACCTTGCTAATAATTACATTAGCGTTTGCCCTAACATTCTCATCTTCAATCTTAGCCACATCATAAGATGTGACACCATCATCATTTTTAATACTAACAATCATATTAAAATTCCTCCCCTTCGTCAAAGAACTCAGAGCCGTCTTCGGCTTTGTATTCAATTAAATCTACGATTTGGACAGCCTGTAAGTCAAGACCTTTCCCTGCCTTACCTGCATATTCCCAAGCGTATTCATTACATTGGACTCTAACCTTAGAGCCATTACCCACAGCAAGATTTACTTCCTGTTTGTTTTGGTCAAGCAATCTTGGTGCAGACCTAATCATTCCATTAGGACCATTCACCTTACGCTTAACTACTATTGCAGAACCCTCGTCCATTGATTTAATGGTATGTCCACGTGATGCAAAGTCATTAGCTGTTGCTTCATCAACCACAAGGTTGACTGTGTACATGGGTTCAAATGTTGTATTGGGTGTTTTGATACTTGCCCAATAAGCCGTGCCGTCAATTATCATATTGTTCTCCTATGATGTTAGTTAAATTAAAGGAGTTTGTGAGCCAACTACTCCCGAAGTTGTGGACTGAAGCCAAACCAAATAATTTATTATCTGGAGATAGAGGGCTTAAAGTTCTTTGGTTGCTCAGTGTCATGTTGCACATATTACACCATCTCGTTGCGGATGTCAAGCATTATTTCATCCATGGAATAAAGACTTTCATCTAACAATTTTACATAAAAAACTTTAGGGTCAAGAGTCCATCTTGCCTCATAGCCTACCTTATGTTCATACATTTCTTGTGTGTGCCTACTAATCCAATCACAGAAATATCTGTACTCATCTTCTGTTAGTCTTACAAATTCATCTTCCATATTAGTCTCCTTTGTTGTAATGTTCTTCTAATACAGAAGCACTTTCCATAAGTGAATAACATTTTTTATATATTTTATCTTGTGCATTTGCTATAGAAATATTAAATCCTATTAACATCAGTACAATAATTGTAAGATAACCTAAGTCTTTTTTATCCATACATTCTCCTAGTGTATTGTTTTATTATGTTCGTTATCATGGAAGGCTTCTCGCAAAGCCTCCTCTGTAATGTCTGCTCTCATCTGTCTCATTGCCATCATGTCCATTCCCTCAACATCCCAAGACCTACCATCCTCAGTGCATGATACTGAGAACACGGCATTTATGGCTGGCATACTGATAAGAATATCAATAGCAGAATAGATTGAAGTAGCATAAGTTTTAATTGTTTGTCTGTGATTGTCTATCAATACATCAGCTATGTACTCATCCATGTTTAGATACCTTTAGTAGTTCATCAAAGGTTTCAATGTCTGGATGTTGCTTGAGATATTTCATAATCCATTTGTCTGTCATGTATGACATGTGTAATTGTCCTTGACCAAAAGCATGTGTCTGTTCTGGAAGTAATCCCTCAACTGTGTCAACAGTAATAGACTCTGCTTGGTCTTCAGGCAATAGGGTACGAAGCCACTCAACCTGTATTGGTCTGACTTTCTTTCTAAGTTTCTTGATTTGTTTTGAGTTCATATATTAATTCCATGCTCTAAATTCCATGTAAGGAGTCTCTCGGTGTCCTTCAGGCAACCATTGTACCACACTTTCTATGTCTTGTACAGTTAGTTCTGTGCTTGAAGTATCTCCCATATCATCATGAGACATAATCAAAGCACGACCTGCATAGTTTTTATTACCAATAGTAAAGTATCTGTTATCAATAAGTAGTCCTTCATCATCAATATACATATCATCTCTATTGTTTAATCGAACTACATCAAAAGTTCTGCAATCAATCAAGTCATATATCTCTTGAATATTACCTGTGTATACAACTTCTTTGATTGTCTCATCGAATGGGTTTATTAGTATACCTTTCATATTACCTCCAAGGTTAAGTGTTCTTCTGTTTTGTAAAAGTTATAAGTCATTCGCAGTACCATACCTGCTTCAGCCTGTGATTTCAAATGTTTAATTGACATTCGTTTATCTCCACGCTTAGTCTTATAAAAGTTTACCTGTGATTCTGTGTCTTTATATCCTGAACTACTATGTACAAATACAGCAGGGAAGCTATGTCTCTCTCCCACTTCTATATCATCATAGTCTAAACCTATATGTTCTAACAATAACAAGACACTTTTGTTCACATCTATTATAGATTTGTTAAGCATGGTGTCCGTTAAAAACAAATTAGCTTCGTTCTCTACAGGTAAATCAAATAGTTCTGTTTGTTTTGAGTAGACTCCCTTGCCCTCAATGTAATCACTGTAGTCGTTGTAAGGGTCATCAGTTATTGAACATAACATTTTAGTCATCAAGTTTCTCCATGTTTAATTTAGCTATAAGTTTTACCTGTAGCCTTGTTAGTTCTGGGTACTTTTTAGCTACCCTCTTACGTTCTTTGTATAGTTTCTCTGAGTCCTGTACCATTAGATAAGCACCATGTATAAGAAATAACATAGCACCACCAAAAACTAAAACTATTAATATTTCCATCATTTGTTTACTCCTACTATCCATGAGTCTCTGTGATAAGTTTTTAAATATCTACTAGTATATAAAAAGTTATTATTATCTAAAGAAGTAAAAGAATCACTTACAGATGCATACTCATCAATAAAATCTTTTGCTAACTCTTCAGCTTTTTCAGCACTAGGGGCTAAAACCTCTATTGAAAAGCCTTCCTCATAGTGTACGCCTACGTTATATTTATTCATTCGTTCAGTCCCTCCACTCTGCCCCAATCCTCATCAAGTATAAGGATTTCTTCAAGTCCATGTTTGTAATCAACATTATCATCATACGCAGAATCAATATACTTTTCTTCTCCATTTTTTAGTTTGATATAAAGCTGTCCTCTACATACATCATAGTCATCTATATCATCCCAATCAATACCTTCATCATCTAAATCCCAATTAAGATATGCACTATATCTAGCTTCTATCTTCTTAGGTTTAGTTCCTTCTATCCAATCACTCATACTCTACCTCCTATGCTGTATGAATTACAAAGCCTGAACTGTCATGTCGTGCTTTGCCCTTTGCTTTCAAGCCTACTACTACATTCGGCTTGTCTTTAAATCTAATATCACTCTTGTCCCCATCAATAACTTCTCTACCTTTGTAGTAGATAGGCATTGTACCATGAAAGACTACAGCAATATTGTATTTGATAGCATCAAAGTATTGTGCATACTTGCTGTTAGCTTCTGAATAACTCCATGTCAAATGATAGTTCTTGTACTGCTCAACCTTTCTTGTAGGTATCTTTGTGTAGTCATAGAATTGTACATCTGG